ATTACCAAACATGACGGTATCACCATCACCATCAGGTTTAGCTATGACAATGTTATCCCTTACAGTGTCGGGTACATTGTCATTAAAAACAAGATCCTGTTGCTCCGCATATTCGATTAAATCAGGACCTTGATGTTCGGGGCTAGGGTGTGATGATGAGTAGTATCTGAAGTACCCTTGAGCCTTCGGTACAAAACTCGATTTCTTATCGGACAAAGCCGAGACCAAGTTCTGTAAGGGGGAAGTGCCAGGATTACGACCCTGTGGTGATTGAATAAGATAAATAAGGTCAAGGATCGTAGCTTGATCCTTCGCCCCCCCAGTTGCGTTATTACCTCCCCCTACACCTGTCGCAGAGTCGCTATATACACCTGCTGTGCCTACTGCCTTCTGAATGTTGCCCTGTAATCCCTCCAATCTATCAGCTTCTTTTTTCCTTGCTTTATCAACCTTTGATGAGTGACCCCCTTTACCTATCGCCTTTGCGGCTTTCTTTGCGTCTATACGAGATGTGTCGGATATCTCCCTTAGTTTTTGAGTACCAGCGATTTCTGTCCCCTCTAAAGGAAGTTTTACTTTTCTCGGTGATCCACCATCTTTTGATGGAACCATTAAAAACCAAGGGCCTTTACGAAGATCCACACCAGGCTCTGCATTGAGAATACCTAGTCGTAATCCCTCATTGATAATCATGTTCCTATATAGCTCACGCTCCTTTGGATTCTTACCCCCTATATTTTGAAAGTCGGGAGTGTAGAACAACATACTCGGACTAATGTTCAGGTGGTCAAAAGCCATGACCACATTGGGGAATCCAGTGATCTTTTTATAAGCAACATCACTTTCTTGTGCTTGAGCGTTGATTTGTCTACTTCCCTCATCTGTTCGATCATATCTCTTGTAGAGATATCTTTCGGGTAACTCGGTACGACCTAGATCTACTGCACGAGAAGGATCATCTCTATACTTAACTGAAGCATCTCCTGGAGGAATAAACTTTTTACGCTGACAAGTTAAGGTAAGAGAAGTAGTACACGACCCACCATAACTAAATGAATGGTTCACTGACTCCACATAATAAAAGCAATCATTCTCCTCTATGTAGATAGGGTATCCCGCCTTAATTTCGGGTCTTAAAGGGATGGTTATATCACACCCCTCTGTTGTCTTATTCTGCTTATCTAACTCCACAGCGGCGGCATAATAGGCTTGCCTCGCAGTGTTGTAAAAAGACGAGTCAAAATCTTGACCCTTCCAACCATATTTGGCGACCAAAGCGTAGTCCACATAGACACCCTTAACACCCCATTCTCCTGTCGGAGCGGCCCCATTAAAGTTCCGAAAGTGAGATCCTTTCATGGTGACATAAGTTGCTTCTGGTTCTGCATGACTAAAACTAATACTAATGATGTCTTCTCTGTAAATGTTGTAGACTCGATCAGAAGAGGTGTCCATGTTGTACATTGGAGGTTTGAATACTAAGTCTCCGTCCATGTCTTGGTAGAATTCATAACCAGTCGCTTCACATACACGATCTGCGATAGACTTTTTACTCTCCATATTAGACTCGAAGAACTGTATTTGTCCAAATGAACCTAAGTCAGGAACAAAAGGCTTTAGTGAGAAAACACTTAATCCTGTCTTATCCTTCTCCCCTACTTTTGCTAAGTACCTAGCGTCCATAGTCCTTTGAACACGACCATCAGTTGCATTGTTATGTTCAAACGCTATCAAACCTGCCTTGACCAATCGAGAGAAAGAAATCTCATTATCTTTAGGTACAGAGTAGGGTTTGTTCTGTCTCTTAACTACGGATCTAAACTCAGCCGACTTTTCACTCTTAGTTACAGCTTTATTCGCTAAGATCTGTGTCTCTATCGCTGAATACATACGACCCGATGCACCATACATCCGTAAGCCATACATACCATTCTTGAAGCGTTGCTCTAAGTATCTAATCATCAAAGAATAAAGTTGTGGGCCAGTTCCTGACCTAGCTTTAATGTTCGACTGCTTTGATAAAGCGAAACCAGTACCCTCTGCACTACCACCAGCATCTAAGAACAAATCATAGATGACTTGATGTGGAGTCATCCCTGTATACACATGGCCTCTAAGATTAACAGACCCACGAGACATTGTAGGATCAGCGGCAAAATATCCTTGCTGTGTATTGATCTGTTGATTGTCCCAAAACGAGAGCATATTCCTTGTAGAGATAGACACTTCATATGCACCATCCGTCAAAGACACAGAAACTCCCGATATGACTCCATGAAATACTGGGTAGTACGGTCTAACCTCAGCATCTGGTGCAGATAATATTTCCCCATTGTCTAGGTCTATATTATCTGCTTTTAAAGCAAGATCTTTTACTTGGAAGAATCCCCTATAATAAACGAATACCTCAATACCTGATACAAGGATAAACTTGCCGTCTTTATATACAGAGTCTCCATAAGCCCAAGGGATCTTCAAACCTATATCACAACCGTTTGACCCATCAATACCACCACTCGCATTTACGCTAGATATGAACCTTGAGAAATCAATCTTGTTCCTACAAGTCGGACAACCTGGTAGCGTAGTCTCGCCATTAAAAGTAACGATGGCATCGGGAGTCCAAGAGCGAGTCTTTCTGTACTTATTTACAAAATCTTCTGACCAGTTTCCTGCGTATGGTCTATCACTAACTTTCATATTAACTCCTTAAAAGTCACCAAGATCAACATCAAAGGATGCGTTATTTGCTATTGCACTTAGTGCTTCTGATGTACTAGATGCAATCGAGCTACCAATCGAACTAACACTGCTTCCTATATCACTGAGATCATCACCCATCTGACCTATGCTACCCACTTGATCGGCACTCGCTGAAGGTGGCTTCATAGGCAATAAATGAGACTTATATTCAAAGCCCTCTTGGGTGTGCTTAAACACCGTAAAGCTCATACTAAACTCAATCCCACCATGTGGTTGATCTTCGCTTAAAGAATACTCCATGCTCTTAAGACGACCTTCCCAAGTCTGACCATCATAGTGAATACATTGTGTACCCACTGCATGATAAGCTCTCGACCTACCAAGAAGATCTACAATAGTCGCACTGTTCCTATATAAAGCAAGGATGGAGGTCAGATTTCTGAACGCTAAACTATCTCTGCGACTCACATATTGTAATCCCGATATGCCTTGAATGTTCCCATCAAAGTCGGGAGTCTCCACTCTATCTCTACCCGCTATAAATGCACCAATAGTACAGTTGATCGTGATCTCGGTTTGTTCCTCACCCCAACGATGAAAAATAAAACCATAACGAGTTACATCGGCATAACTCTGTCTATCTGTATAGTTAAAAGAGATAGAGTTAGGATTGATAGCAAATACAATAGGGGGCAAGTCTAACATACGCCTGTGTTGTGCCATAACCGAACGGATTTGATCTCGGTCTGTAAACCCCGCATCTTGTCTTAACTCATTGTTCTCATCTCTTCTCGCTCCATCTATTGGTCTTAATGCGTAAGTAGGGAGATTAGGCTTGAACATCGCCACCTCTTTATTCTGCATTGAAGAAATCCTGCCCCTAGACTGACTGACACCACTAAAAGGCTGACCACTAGGGTTTTTTATATACTCACCAATGTAAGGTGGGTTTAACCTCAACACAAAAGGAGACATGGATCTTAAATGCTCCATACGACCATGTTCTAAAGGGATCGTACCTGGATTATCTTCGGGGAATAAAATAAACTCTTCTGTGGTTGGTAAGTCTACAAAGGGCTTTGTGTCTACTGTTGCTTTAGCCATGACTAAAACCTTTCGGATGGCATTTGAGTTCTTACTCCATGATACTCCCTCTCCACTTGCATCGACAAACTCACATTAAAACTGTAAGGTGTGTTTGCGTCATCTGTCACACTAAAAGACTGAAACCACCCGAACCATACCCCTCCGTCAAAGATCATCTTGATCTTACCTTGTACGATGACCCTACCTGTCTGATCATAGATCGACCCATTGTTATGAAAGAGAGCGAGTAGGTCGAGATACTTATCATAAGTGATTGTCTCTCGTCTTGTGCCACCTATACTCGTACCGATGGTTGTTTCTTTAGGTTTAGGGAACTGTCGAGGTGTTGACTGTGGTGGGCCTTCTTGATTTTTTTTTAGTGGTACTATAACCTCTGTGTAAGTTGTCGATGTTTGAGAGTTAGGGGGGATAGTTACTGAGCCAGTCACTGCACTTAGACCAGTATAGGGTCTGATGAAAGCACCACTAGATGCTTCAAGTGATATGGTCGTTGGGTTATCTCCCCAATAGTATTCAACCCAACCACTCAGCGTGGGAGAAATCTCATGCTTCTTCTCGTATGAAAATGAGATGTTCTTCGGGTTTGCGTGTAAGGTCATCTTCACATCATCGGGCAACAAAGAGGTAACCCCATCGGGAGCGACTATATCAAAGACAAAAGGTCTAATACCTAGATTGGAATCGGCTATGTCTTTATGTGGTATGGGTGATTTAATCATCTAGTCCCTCCCATGATTTTATCTTGTGCTTTTTTGAGTTCGTTCACAACTTGACGACCAGTGTCCACAGGGTTCTTTGATCCATCAACAGTGATTGAGATGTTAAAGTTCCCACCTCCACCTCCACCTCCATATTTAGAGATGGCTTGATCTACATAGTTATTGACAGCCCCTCCTGGTTTGGTCATCGCCATTGCACCACCACCTAAAGGGGAGGGGAGATCTTGAGGGTCAATGCTCCAAAGATTGCCTCGTCCATCAAGCCAAAAGTCCTTTTTCTTTTCTGATTTAGGTTTTAAAGGAATTCCTGCTGGAGTACCTTCTGTAGGAGTTGCTGGTGTAGCAGGTGTAGGAGTTCCTGGTGTAGCAGGTGTCAACCCAAGTAAACTTTGAACTGCTTTATTACCCCCTATACTAAGTTGTTGTATACTCGCCTTTTGTCTATCGCTTGCTTTATCATATGCTTTTGATATGCTTTTGGTAGTAGCCTTAGAACCAAGTATCTTAGCGATAGCCTCAAGCTCATCTTGTTTCATGCTTTTTTGAGCATCTATGAACGCTTGTTTTTGGGTTTCTTTGTCAATCTTTTCAGTGGCTTTTGCACCCTCTAACGCTATACGATCTCTCTCACCTTTTGGTAATGGAGCATTAAGTTCTTTTATTGTCTTTGCATTAAGTTCAGATTCTAGGCTCGTGCCCTCGTTTTTAAAGGTGTAGGCCCCCGATAGGGATAGATTAGACGATGCTTGTTCCTTCTTCCCTTTAAGTAAGCTATACTTGGTGTTAGTTTCCCCTTCTTCATAGTCAGTACCCATCACCCGTCCTTCAGTTCGAGTGACATCTGTCGTCATCGCCATATCATTTTTTGCCATAAACTCAAGGACTTTTCGGTCAACCTCTTCCCCTCCTTGTTCTGCTTTAGAGAGGTACTTTAAGAGAGCTGAGTTTGACGAATCTCCTATTATGTCTGCAATAGGGGCAAAGAGTTTCTCATTTGCTTTGATGGCATCTCCTAATGCTCCCGTTTCTGTGCCTGTCCTTTTCCTTGTCGCTAATGATGTATCACCACTCTCCCGTAACATATAATCTGTGTCATGTGTGCCCAATCCACTTTTATGGTAAGTTGTAGTTTGTAATGTTCTTAACTGTTCTTTTGATCTACTCTCTCTTGCCTTCAACTCCACCAGATCTTTTTCTTTCTCAGCTAGTGCTTTTTTGTCCTCCACATACTTTTCCTTCTCCTTCTTTTTCATTTTCTTTGTTTTAAAAGACAAATCGTGGAGTCTTTCTTTTTCAGCTTTTATAGAATCGTCCTGTTCTTTTCTTTGTGCTGAAAGAATTTTCAGCCTTTCGCCTACAATCTCCAAAGCTTTTTTCTTGCTCTTTTTCTCATCATCATCTTCCCCCCCACTAGAGAAGTAAGACACCATATTATATATCCCACCCGAAATGTCATTCAAGATCCCTGCTATCGTGTTATTTAAGACATTGAATACAGAGGTCGTTGCTTTGACTCCCTCAGATAAATACTGCTCTTGGGTTTTAGCCGCTTCTTTATCGTCTGGGCCTTTAAACTTAGCCGCATCTTGTGTTTGCAAGTAATCAGAGAAGTTATCAACAGCAATCTTAGTACCTGCCATTATAAGTTTGCCCTCTTTTGCTTCCAACCCTTGCCCCTCTAAGAATGTCTTTTCCTCTGTAGAGAGTTTTCTACCTTTGGCATCCTTTGCGATTCTTTGGGCTTCCCTCATATCACCTTTCATAGTTGTTTGGAGCTGACCGAACAATTCTATTTGCTCTTTAGAGACACCAAACTGAGTTAACATTTCTTTTGTTACCACCCCTGCATCATTCATATTCTTGTCTCCAACCCTGGCCTCTATCAGAGCAAACTTAGTCTTTAAGTTACCCCCCGCTCCCATCTCTTCTTGAGCACCTTGCACCTCCGCCCCTGTTGCTTTATCCTTTGTTCCTCTAGCAAGCCTTATGAACTTATAAAGTTGATCGGTGAATTCTTCAGTGTTAATACCTGCTTCAGCACCTTGTTTTTTCATCTCCGTAAATAAGTCCTGTCTTCCCTTCTCATCCATGTTTGCTAACTTTTTGATGAGTCCAGCTTGATCGTTCACCTTTTGATTATCCATAAGTTTTTGCATCAT